GTCTAAGAATTTAGATTTTCCATTTTCATTTTGTTGGATCCCTATCAAGAGTCTTGAATTCTCGTCAGGATACCATTCATTAAGCCATCTATAATCTAAGTTTTCAATATCTAATTCCAAATCATCGATAGCATTCTTAGAATTATCAGTATAAGTTAAGGATGAAATGCTAGGTTGAATTTCTTCTGTTATATTTACACCTTCATAAAAGACTATTATTTTTATATTTCTAGCTATCCCATTTCAATCGACCTCCTTTTTAGCAATAAAAAAGAGCAGCTTTTATACTGCTCTTAGATTTTAGATTTTTTTTATTTATTTCTATTTTTATCCCATTCTATAACTTTCTTTTGCAAAGCTTTAAACTCTTTTACACTTAAGTCTATTTTTTCTTCTTTTAGATACGATTTTATAGACTCGTCATTTATATCTTTTCCTTTTTCTGCTATGTAGTCTTCAAAACCTTTAACTTTTTTAAAGTCTTCATAACTTACTTCATTTGTATCTTTACTAGTGTCTTGAGCTTTAACATTAGCACTTTTTAAATCTAAGTAGTCATCTACTTTAGCTAGAATATCTTTTATTTCTTGCTCGGATTTACTTAGTCTATTAGTTAAAATGTTTAGAACTGTTTGCTTTGCTGTTTCTTCTTTTTCTCCAGTATCAATTAAATTAGCAACAGCGTGATAGTACTCAAGATACAACTCTTTTTCATCTTCAGATGGGATATATGCTCTAGCTTGTGAATAGCTTTCAATATTTTGACCATTTCTAACAATAATATACCCATGTGTTCCAGACGTCTTATTCCAAAATCTTTGGTCTCCATAAGCTTGTATTACGAAATCTTTCATTCCTTCATCAAGATAATGTTTAACATAATCTGCCATTTTTTCTCTTATTTGGATATCCGTAGCGTCATCAGGTACTAGAATTTGTATCCAAGTATCTCCAGTTTTCTTATCTGTAATTACTACAGACATACTAGAATTATCTTCTTTTTCAGGCTCTTGTGGGACTTCTGTAGCTTTTTCAGATCCACAACCAACAAAGAAAATAAGTATAAAAAATAAAAATAATTTTTTTAACATTTTTTCCCTCCTAATAAAATTATAATACCTATTGTACTATAAATATTTTATAAAATCAATATTATTACATTTTTATCTTTTCCAAGGTGGTAATTTAGATTTGTCAACATTGTTATTACTAACATCTATTTCTGGAACTATAATAGGTACATTAGAATCAAAGACAGCAATAGATAATAAATTAAGATTAGCTCTCATAAGCTGATGAAAATATTGCTCAGAACCAAACAATTTATAACTTATTAAGTCCCAAGTATCCCCACTAATAGTTCTATACACTTTTACTTTTTTCATACTATCGCCGTCCTTCTCTTCTTACTTTGCATTTCTTCAATCACTCTTTTAACTGCTCTTGTAATGTCAGCAGGACTTCCTGAGCCCCCGTTGACATTTATAGTTATGGTATCTCCACCTATAATAGTTTTTGAATTACTATTAGAGATATTTTTTATTCTTTCTTTTAGAGATGATACTCTTAAAGATAAAGATTTTCTTGTTTGAGAATTATTAAGAATTCTAGCTCCTTTTGGTAAATTAGCTAATGTTTGTGAATTTACTAAAAAAGAACTGTTATTCATTTCCATAAGTTCAGTCCCTCTTTCAGCAAGAGTTGTAAGCCCTCCACCAAAATAATTTGTTCCAGACCAATTTTCTTGTATACCTGTTTTAGCTGCTCTCGCAATGGCTGCTTGTTTTTTTGCTCTTGCAAGTCTTTCTTCAAATGTTTCTTCATCATTACCAAAACCAAACCAACTTTTTACTTTTTTCCATGTATTTGATAGGATTTTAGTAAAGCCTTCCCATATTTTTTTAAGACCATCCACCATTTTTTGAAATCCTTGCTTTATTAAATCAAAATTACCAGTAAAAATTCCTTTGATTATATCCCATACTCCACTAAAATATGTTTTTATCCCTTCAAAAATTTTCTTTACTCCATCTCTAAACCATTCTACCTTCTTATATAAAACCACAAATATAGCAATAACAGCTACAATTGCAGCTATAATAAGTCCTATTGGATTTGCTGTAAGAGCTATTCTTAAAGCGGTACCTACCATTTTTATAACAGTTATGAATTTCCCACCTAAGAATTTTCCAATCTTCATAAACGTTCCAAATAGTTTTGAAGCCAGAGGAAACATTCTTTTTAATGCAAACAAAAGTCCACCTTTACTTTTAAATGCCCCGAATTTATACAACCAGCCAACACCTTTTGCAAATGGACCTAACAATATTTTGTTAGCAACACCCATTCCCAAATTCATAGCTGCAAATCCAGCAATCATCTTAACTATAAAAGCTACTAGCTTAGGATTTTCTTTTATGAAATTAGCTATCTTTCCTGCAAATTCTTTTAAAGTATTTAAAGTTTCTTTAAGTTCAGGAGCTATGCTCTTTCCAATATCTGCAAGAGCATTGAAAGCATTATTCCTAAACATCTTTAATTGATTAGATAAAGTGTTTATTCTGTCTTCATACTCTCCATTAACTCTTTCATTTTCAGATACAGCTTGTTTTGCTTTGTCTAGTTTTTCTTTAACTCCATCTAAATTTTCAGATAATACAGACAATCCGTTAATTACAGATTTATCACTCCCAAAAATATCACTAATTAGAGCAGATTTATCAGCAACATTAGCATTTTTAATTTTTTCTAAAACTTTCAGAATTGTACCTTCTGCATCAATTGCCATTTCTTTATTAATGCTTTTAGCATCCAATCCTAAATATTCTAATGCTGATGTTTTAGCCTTAGTATTAGCTCCTTGTGATAACTCAGAATACAATTTCCCTAAAACTGTACTTGTTTGTTCTGCAGTTACTCCTGTAGAAATAAGAGATGTAGCAAATGCCATATTAGATTCTTTAGATAAGTTTATAGACTTAGCAAATCCACCAGTTCTAGCAGATACATCAGCTAGTTGTGCAGCAGTAACTGAGTAGTTGTTAGACAACATATTTAGTGTATCCATATAAGAGAATAATTCATCTTTAGATAAATTTAATTGCTCTTTTGTTTTCGCTAAAAATGTCCCTGCTTCATCTGTAGAAATATCAAATGCTACTTTCATTTTACCAGCCATATCTGTATAAGCTACAATATCTTCGCCTTTAATTCCAGATTGTGCTAGACTCCCAGCTATTTGATTTACTTCTATTTGAGATAAAGGACTATTTTTAGATATCTCAGCTAATTTATCATAATATTTTTCAGCTTCTTTTCCTAAAATTTTTCTTAAATCAGCTTGAGATTCTTCTACATCCATATAGAATTTAACTGGAAGAGCTAAAGCAGCACCTGTTGCTAATCCTGTTTTAATTTGTTCACTACCTTTTTGAGAAAATTTACTTCCTAAATCAGAGATAGCTTGTGCTTTGCTTAAACCTTTTTTTAATTTTTCCTGTTTCTTAAGTTCATCATTAACTTCTTTTAATTTCTTTTTATATCCCTCTAATTTTATACCTTCTTTTTCTAATTCACTTCTTGCAGCTTGAAAGATGTGCTTTTGTCTTTCTTTTTGCTTATTAAGTTTTTCAACATGTTTTTCAGCATTTTTTATTTGTTCCTTAAATTCTGCAGTAACATTGTTTGATTTTAGATATGCTTTTCTAAGTTGTTCTAAATTTTTAGCTGCTTTATTGTATTCTGAATTAGCGTTTTTATATGCCTCAGCAACTTTGTCTAAACTTTCTAATTTTTTTTGTGATTTTACCAAATCTTCTGTAGAGTCTTTCACATCTTTTATAGCTTGGGTTGCTTTAGATAGTGCTGTCATAGCTCCTGCTGCTCCTGCTACACTCATTTGCCAAACTAAACTCATATCTTTTGACATTCTGCCACCTCCTCATTTATTTTTATTTTGTTGACTTTTAAAAGTAAATATTATATATTATAAAAAACAATAGAGAAAAGGAGGTATTTTAGTGAATAGCAAAGAAATTATATTTAAAGGTTTAAAGAAAAATCCTGTATTATACATATTTTCTATATTATTTATATTATTTCTAACATTTTTATTTTTAATCTTAACTCCAATAGGTTGGGTAATATTAACTGGGTTCTATGATACTTTTACAAAAGAAAATTTATTCCCTAAAATATTAACTTTAATTATGATAATGATGTATTTTTTGGGAATACTGACTTTAACAAATACAATTTGTGGTAATTCACAAGATTAAGAGGCTAACCACAGCCCCTTTTTTTAATCTTCTTTATTTTGTCTTTCTTCCTCTTCTTCAACTAACTTATTAGCCCTCGCTATCCAGTAATCAAGTTCATACAAGCTACAATCCAACATTGAATCATAGCTCATATTTACTTTAAAATAATTTAGAACTCTTAAAAGTTCAGTTATCATATCCAGATAGATTAAGCACCAATTTCCTCTGTTGTTTCCTCTGTAATATTCTTCTGATCCTCTTTCTCGTCCCAACCTTTGCTCAAAAAACGCTTTACCCCATTCACCACCTTCAAGTAGTCAATAGATACAAGATTTAATAAATCTCCATATTTAACTCCAAGAGATTTTGCTGCTACTGTTACAGCCCAAGAATCTTCTAATTCTTTTACTGTTCCTGCGTCTTTATTTCTTGCTTTAAACTCCTTTTCACACTGCATAAAATCTTTTCCTG